CCACCATGCTAGTGTATCTTCCTGTACTTCACGTCCCAGGGCTAGTTGTTCATCAACATCGATGCGATGATATAAGCTATCACCAAAACTATCTACAGTATAAGGATCAAACTTTACAGCACCAAGTGTGAGAATAGCACAGTCAGGGCGTGTACCTAGTGATTCCAAATCTAACATTATGTCCACAATTTATCCTTGCTTTAAAATTTTAAGAGATTCAGATTCCACTACACGTCTACGTAATCCTGAGCTAGAAAAGGAATGATCACGACCATTATATACAAGCTCTATTCCCCGACGTATGCATTCCATTCTTCCTGAGAATTCTTTATCTTTGTATTCAACACCAAGTACTCGTACGTCAAGTGGTAATATTAATAATAAGTCTATTAGATCTTGTTCTGTTTGATAAACAACTACTTCGTCTACATACCGACAAGCGGCCAATTGAATTTGACGTTCCACAATACTTTGAACAGGATGGTTCTTGGTTTCAGGACGATCAATTGTTGGATCTGTTTGCAAGCCGGCAATCAAGTAATCGCAATGATTTTTTGCTTCTGACAACATAGAAATATGACCGGCGTGAGGACCTAAATCAAAAGTACTAAATGTAATTCCAATTCTTTTACCTTGTTCTTTTAATTCTCGTATTTTATTAAAGATCATTTTTATATACCATTGATATTTTTTGTTGTTTTACCATTGTGTAAAATGTTGCCCTGTGTTTTATACCCAAATCTATCATAGCATCTTTAATTGATGGATATTCTATATTGTTTATTATAACAGGTTTATATTTTTGTGTAAAGGGTTTTCCTTTTCGTTTTGCAGATGCTTCTGCATGAGCTTTTTTCCATTCTGCCGATTTTGTGTAATTTTTATTCGATGCTTTTATTTTTTCTATTGTTTCGGGTGTGTGTTTGTAACCAAAATGTCCGTTAGATTTTCCTTTTTTGGCTTCGCTTATTTTTTTTGAACGTGTTGCTTTTTCTTCTTCTGTTAAAGAAGCATGCCACTTTGTTAACCCAATATTTCGTTGATTAATTATGGTATTTTTATTAGGATGATTTAATATAGTGTTGCCACCATCACCTCCGCTGGCAATATTATATAAATCATTTAATGATTCGTATAAAGAAATGGTGTCTATTTCCAGCCGATTTAGCTCATCAACTGTTTTTGCCCAGTGCAATATTTCTATTTTGAAATTATCTTTACCGTATTTTTTAATAGCAGATTGTAGTGCTATTCCAGATCCATAATAATCTTTATCAAAAATAGGTTTTGTTCTTTTGCCAATGTAACAACGATTATTAATTAAGTTAGTTGTTTTATAAATGTAGCCAATATACATAAGTATTCTCCTTATGTTTATTTACCACCTTTTGTCAGTTTAACCTATTAATCATACGTCTTGTTCAATTTTAACTTGTAATGGAAATCCGTTGTTACGTGCCAACAGGGTCACTTCAATACCCTTTTGTTCGGCCAGTTCGTACGGTAATACTGCTACCACTGCTGAACCTTCTTCGTGTACTCGCATGGTAATTGCTTCTGCGGCACCTTCATCATAATTAAAAATAATTTTAAGTGTTTCGACTACAAACTCTTGTGTAGTAGTTTCGTCATTGATATAAACAACTCTGTACTGTGGCGGTTCTGCAATATTGGATTTAACTTCAATGCGGGGGCGCACTTCTATATGTGTTCTAGTTTTAGACATTGATTCACTCATGGTAGGAATAAGGGATGATTTGTTGTTCATCCCTTATTATACAGCCTAACTACTTATTTTGCAAACTTAATGGCAATCTGTTTTGGTTGCTTTTCTTCCGGAATGTTACGTTCCAGAGCAATGGTCAGAATACCATTTTTAACTACTGCACTCTTTACTTCTACATGTTCTGCAAGAGTAAAGGTACGAGTAAAGTTGCGGTTTGAAATACCCTTGTGGATATAAACAGTTCCTTCTATTTCTGGTTGAACTTCTTGTTCTCCAGTGATAGTTAGAATATTATCCGTTAGTTCGATTGAAAGTTCATCTTCCGCAAATCCAGCAATAGCAATTTCAATAGCATGATGATTCTCATCGTATTGAATAATGTTATGTGGGGGATAGTTGTCTACCTTGGAGCCGGTTGTGCGATTAAGCTGATCAAATAATTGATCGAAGCCAATGGCATTGCGATGCATTTGTGCGGCTAGTGTAGGTAAATCGAGGGTGCGAAGTGTGTACTGATTTGTCATTTGTTTTCTCCTTTATTAAGCAAGATGACTATAAAATGTAGACCCGATTATTCAGCATCTACAAATATATTTATACTACTAACCAAATTGGGTTTCGTCTATTTCGTCCGGGGATTGTTTTTATCTACTAGAGCTAATAGAGTTTTGTACTTTTTCCACTGCTCCATTAATGCTGGATTCAATTCCCTTAACTCTTTTTCCTGTAAATATTCCAAAAGAATATTATGCTTGTCAACTACCAACAAGGTATACATGTCCAACATTTTCATGCTAGTAAAGTTTTTTAGGCAGGGATTCGGACAGTAACTTTTTGCGCCAACGGTTCTTGGCCGCTGCTTTGGCTTTCTTACGTGCTGTTGTAGGCTTTTCGTAAGTTTCACGTTCTTTGAGTTCACGAAGCAAGCCTGATTCCAAGACTTTCTTCTTAAATTTGCGTAGAGCTTTCTCTACGGGTTCACCTTCACGTAACGTGACTGTGTTGCCTTTGCACATGTTTGCAATATCGTTTTTTGGGTAGTATGCCATAATATTATTTAGTTGGGTTATTATTTCTTTAAAAATTCTTCAATCTTACTGCGCTCTAAGTCCGATAAACTATCCACATCGTAACGACCTTCTGCGATTTCGTTTATTAAATGCTTGATATACTCTTCTTCGTAAGCATACACGTCAATGTTGTCTTTGTCAACCTCTATCCACTTATAATCGTTAAATTTGAACAAACGATTTGGTAGGTAATCTGTACGTAAGTAGGTATCACCTTTTTCTGGATTTGTTGGGAATGTATTGCCAAAGTCACTGTGACTGGCTTTGCCTAACACAGGAGCATTATCTGCTTCCACTGCTATATGGCTGTGCATAACGTGGCGATTGCGCCCTGGAGCTGCTTCTCGAGTTACTGCTGTAACAGGAGTAGTTTCAACCACAGCTTCGTCGGGAGCAATTCCTGTTTCGTCTGGAACGTATTCTGGATTTACTTCACCGGTGTTGGTTAAGTATCCAATGTCTATTAGTTGTTTAACAGCTTCATCTTCGTCTACCTGAGTAGCAGGAGTCCATAATAAATCATTTGGAGTTTCAACATAATCGCCGGGACGTTCATCCATTGATATATTATAATTAGATTCTGGAAAAGCAATGCGAGTAATTAGTACAGGTTCTTCTTCGATTACAGATTCCGGTTTGTCTTCAAACATTTCTTCTACAGGTTCGTCATCAATCATTTCAAATGTAAATGGTGTAACAGATTCAGCAGGCACTATTTCCGTTTGTACTTCTCCTACCAATTTAGGTTGCATATAACTTGCAGTCATTGGCATCCCATATGATACTCCCTTGCCGCGGAATGGGTGCTCATCTACTACAGGTTCTTCGACTTCCAACGGAAGTTCCTCACGTTGTTCAAATACAGGAACATCACCAAGGTCATGTAGTACATCTACAAGATTCTGATGAGGTACATACGGGGAGTAATCGCCTTCGCGGAAAGAGGGTTCTAATTTACCCAGTTCCTCCTCTAACTCTGGTGTCAATGCAATAATCTTAGACTTTGGCTTAAATCGTTCTCTAAGGTTGTGGTAGTCGCTTATACGCTTTTCTAATGCATCTGCAAACGCATTGAATATAGTTTTTGGTGGAGGCATAATAGTAGGATCACTATCTACCATACCATCATCATCGGCACTGGCACGTGCTTGTCTAATCTCACGCCGCCATCCAAATGTCATTTGGCTTGCCAACAACATGATAACTGCCAAGGGATCAAATACAATAACAATAAGGATAATGATCCAAGTTACTGCTTTTTCCAACATGTTGGCATCTGGTGTAGTACCGTAGATAAATGCCGCAATGTACTTGATAGGGCCAACTTCTGCATCTACCTTACGAACTTCAGCACGGATAGGTGCAGCTTCGTCGTTTAATTGGGCAATAAGTTTTTGGTTTGATTCAATGTCTCGAGCTAGGCTAGCACGGTCTTTAGCTTGACTACGACGTATAGCTACCGACTTGTCAGCGCCAGTTTCACTTGTACTACGTGCCATTACTTGATCAACAGCATCATCCATTTGACGTAACTGTTTACGGCCGGCATCAATGTTGTCACGTGCTGTTCGAATCTTCTCATCGTAGATTGCTATTTTGGATTGTACATCGCCGGATACTAAGTTTTGGTCATTATGTGCTTTGCTCAGGAAACCAAAGATGCCCATACTTGTGATCAACATTAATATCACAATGGCAATAACCATATAGGTCTTCATTAAGCGTGGTACTTGTGTCCAGTATTGCTTGATCCAGGTAGCACAAACTAACTTGGCTACCTCAAGGCTTACACCCATGATCATGATTGGGATAGCGGCCGCGGAGAAGATTGCTGTGAGACCAACTACTGAATAGTAAATGGCTACAGAGCTAATGGTTAAACCGGTGATGAGTAATAGGTAAGCAAGTATCATAGTTTGTATTTATTGAGTTTTAGCTCAGTAATAATACTACAATAAATGATGTTTGTCAATCTGATTGGATTAATTCATTGCCTGCCAACCGGAAGCGGTGTAGACCATTGCTTTATCGGTTGTTGTATTATAATATTGCATACCTTTTAATGGAGTTCCGGCGGCAGTATTGGCGGCGTCATCATTGGCATAGTTTGGTAATCTTGGGAATCCAACGAAATGATTATAATTTAGTTGCCCATAAGTTACTACTCCAGTAGCACTATTAAATGACATTGGTTGAATAGAAGTATTATCAGCCTGATATCCAACTCCTTTAATTACTACACCACCATCATACCAAATACCATTACTACCACCATCAAATTTTAATTTACCAACCCCATCTTCATTTTGAATTTGCATTAGAACATTATCATTACCATCACGAAGTTGATATGTTCTATATGCGCTGATGTTTCCCGTATCAGAACCATCATCGGTTCCTAATACTATATCTGTGGTTACATCTGCTGGTTTGATTCCACCAGGAAGTATAAAAGTGCCATCGTTTTTAAAGAACCATTGATTACCATTCACATCAATGTTAAAATCAAGTTGACCCTCAGTTTTGAGATAAGAACTTGGTCCTGCCGATTCTATACCACCACTAGCATCTAATCCAATACTAAAGAATTTTTCAGTTTCGTAGTCACCAGTTAATGTACCCCAACTAATGGTTTTATCAGTTGCCATTGATGTATTACGATTAAATATAAGATTGGCAGTATCTGTGTCATAACCAATTGTAATGTCAACTAATGGAGTTTCAGATTGGATGGTGTTATTGATAAACTTCAATTGTCCGACTTGTAGCTGGTTTGTACCGTTGACCTTTAAAACACCGTTATCAATAGTTAATTCTGCTGTGATTTCGTTTGCTATATCGTATAAGTAAAGTGATCCCGGGCCAATGTGAACTGAGCGCCAGCGTAGTAGTTCACTACCCAAGTCATATGTATTATCCGCCGCTGGGATGATACTATGGTCGTAAATGGCGTTAGCCGCGTGTATGTGTATAGGGTTCCCGCCAGGTGTAACTCCATCACTTAGTCGTAAGGAACCAGTGAGTTCGTCGTAGAATAGTCGCCCACGTTCGCCTACAAATGTGGTACCTAGGGTGTTTCTTACTCTACTGGTGAATAACTTTTGGATTGCCATCTAGGACTTACCCTTCAAAAGGTTCGTCTTCGTCTGCCATAGCAACAACAACAGGAGCAATACCTGCGTTTTGTTTCATAATAGCTAATTCGTCTTGACCTTGCTCGCAACCGCATGGGCTTGCACCACACGTATCACAGGTTTCTTCACCGGCCATTTTTTTCATCAAATCCAGTTTTTGTTGTAATGGCGGAACCATTGTTTTAACATTAACCTGTGCTTGTTGTTCAATACCAGCTGTATCTGTAGGTTGATCAACTTCTATACTGGCTTGGTCAGGGCGATTGGTAATCTCTGTGCTGGCTTGTGTGTTAGATTCTTGACTATCAATAACATCTGCTAATTTACGTAGTATTTCTGCGGCTTTCATAATATCCTGTTTGTATATTTAGTTACTTCCACGGACGGCCCTTGATTAGGCCTCCCACATTGGCATTGTCTACTACTACATTTCCAGAATAAAGTGTAGGCAATTCTGTAGTATCTAAGGTGTGTAGTGTTCTATATCCCGTGGTGCCAGCAGTGGCACGTTTGGTTTGTGCCAAGGCCAGTTTAGCCGCTTGGCGGGCTTGTTTAGTTGCTAGTGTTGATATTCCGTTTGCTGACATATAGTATACTTATCTGTTATTGGTACAGTGGTGTCCAATAAGCTGTTCCGCCTACTGTTACTCTTGCCCACCCTTTTATAGTTGCAGTATTAGTAGGGAACCCAGTATTACCAGTTATTCCAATATTAGCCGCTGTAACGTTTCCAAGAACTGTTAATTGTGTTTGTGTAACTGTAGCAACTTGAACTCCACCAACATCAAGCAATATGTTGCCACCTGCACCTTGGAAGCCAATACTACTACTACCGCTACTAATACTACTACTTGCAGTAACAGTAGATAAGATATTAACACCGTTTGCAAACAGGTGATTGTTAGATATTACATTACCAGCAGTGACGTTACCTGCGTATGTTGGCAAGTAAGCGGCCACGTTTGCATTGCTGTATGTCTGAGTTTGTAAAGTAACAATAGCGGTATTGGCAGCTGTTACGTTTGCATTAACCGCATTAATTTGCGTAGTTTGAGTAGCGGCATTACTAAACAGGGTAGCGATATTTGTAGTTGCTGTGCCTAGGTTAGCATTTGTGGCGATTTCGTAGGCACCTACGTTGGCATTTAGTGTTTGAATATTAGTAGTATTGGTACTAATATTAGTGTTAGCATATAACTCAAACGCACCAACATTCGCCTGCAACGTTTGTAGTGATGCCGATACTGTTGCAGTATTTGAAGTAACAGTAGATAAAATATTAACACCATTTGCAAATTGATAATTGTTAGAAATAACATTACCTGTGACTGCAAGATTGCCTTGCGTGGTTACTGTACTATTGACATTACCTAATAGGATAACATTGGCACCAATACCCATATACAAGGTGTTGGTCGAATTGAATACATTGGCAATTGGTGCTGTAGTTCTTAGGTGACCGCCAAGTATATATATGTTACCAACTGTGATATTATCGCCGTTAGTAATGACTGCACTATTGGCTTGAACTGCTATAGGTGCAGTTGCAGCAGCACTACCTGTATCAAAAGTGATATAAGCACGAGTTTGTCCATTGCCCGGAACTCCGTCGCCGCGATATAAACCAAAGGTTGCATGTTTAGTAGAACTATTATTTGTTTGGCCAGCGCCAATACCATCCCACCAGTCATATGTTGCTACTGTAGTATTGGCAAAACTGCCAGCATTACTAAA